CGCCAAATTCGCTCCTGAAAAGCAACAGCGAATGCATGAGGCCATTCTTCGTCTGCACGATTGTGACTTGCGCACCATTTCAACCAGGGATCTTATGGTTAAAGGTGAAGTGCTCCTTAAACGCAATGACACATCATGGGCTCCACGCATTATCTATGTAGGCACGGATGAATACAACGTTCTGACCGGCCCCCTCATGGATGAATTCAACAAGAGGCTTAATGCGATGTTAGACGAGTTTTCGTGCCCGGAGGTTGAGGGCGTTTGTTTTGCCTATACGAAGAAGGACCATGAAATTGCCGATTTTCTCCATGGTTCAGACCGATATTTCGAAGGTGATTTCTCAGCAAACGACCGGAGCCAACTCCGCAAGGTTCACGAAATTTTTGCACACTGGTTAAAGGTTAGTGGAGCACCTAAATGGTGGGTTGATTTGTATAAGCAGATATCACGCACATATGATGTTCGTTCTTTTCGTTATGGAGTGTCGGCCACCTTACACCACCAGTTGGCTACGGGTGGAACGGACACCACAGGCCGCAACACGGTTTGGAATATGTGCCTCTGGTATTCATTCTGCTGTGAGAAAAAACACAAATCAACCAAGATAGCAGTGTTAGGAGATGACATAGCAGTTGGTATGCATGAAAGAGGATTGGTCTTAAAGAGCTGGGTTGATCATTGTGCCCTCGCTGGGATGACGCTTAAGGCGCACGAGCGTCGGTACTATTGTGACCTTACTTTCCTCTCTCGGTTTTTTGTTCCTTGCGGAGATAGGAACGTCATGGTACCCCTCATTGGCAAAGCATTGTGCAGGTTTAATGCCCGCGCAAATCGCAATCAAGATGTTAGTGATGCGCAGTACATGGCCGGTAAATCTCTGTCATATGCATATGAATTTCGTCATGTCCCCTATCTTCGTGACCGTTTCCTACAACGTTTCCGGTCCACGGGAGTGAGCATTGGTTGCATCAAACTGCACGATTTAACTTGGTTTAGTCGCCAAGGCGTCTCTGGTACTACAGACGTTTTACAAGCAGCAGTCGATGAACCCTTGGTCCTCTCAGAGGACGAGTTCCTGGAAGTAGTCATGGCCAAGTACGACATGGGTCTCTACGATATGGACTTTTTATGCGACAAGCTCATCAATGAAGATGTTCCTTATGTCTTCGACGATGACCGGTATCACCTATTTGCACACGAAGTAGAGTGATCATATAGCTTGGTCCCCTTAAGGACCCGGCGTGGGAGATGCTGGAGCCCACCAC